AAACTCACGGTCGCATGATTTAAGGAGATTGACATGCCTAATTTTAAAACTTTAGCCGATGATCCTACGATGATGATGGCAAGGAAAATGCCATTTCGCCGCGATGCAACGCAAGATCGCGCTAACGCATTGAACATGCGAAACTACAAGCCTCGTCGCCCCGATGTGACCTTGGACGATGTGGTAACCCCTGAGATTCGCGCCATACGTGCCAAGCTAATCCAAGGTGCCAAACAGGATGACATGATGGAGTCCGCTGGTAAGGTCTATGACCAAGTCATGCCCGCTCCTGATGGCCCCGGTGGTGGTGGAATGAAGGCTGGCGGTAAAGTGAGTTCTGCCTCCAAAAGAGCGGATGGTTGCGCGGTGCGGGGTAAGACCAAAGGCAGGATTATTTAATGAGAGCCAGTCGCGGCATGGGCGCTATCAGCCCTTCCAAAATGCCTAGCGGCGTAAAGAAAGCGCGCCGTGATGATACTGACTTTACCCAGTACAAAAAGGGTGGTTTGGCAAAACAGGCAGCTACTGCTATTGCTATGAAAGCAGCAGGTAAAAAGCCTAAAAAGATGGCTGAAGGTGGTGAGACTAAATCCAAAGTAAATGAGGCTGGTAACTACACCAAGCCAGATCTACGTAAGCGGATTTTTAACAGCGTCAAAGCTGCGGCAATTGTGGGTACAGGCGCAGGGCAATGGAGCGCGAGAAAAGCGCAAGTAATGGCTAAGCGGTATAAAGCCGCAGGAGGAGGTTATCGTGATTAAAGGACATACAGGCGATTGCGCCGTTATGGAAGATGGCCCTTGCACTTGTGGCACGGATGAAATTTTAGAAGAGTTGGCACTTGAAGATGCCGGTTTGACCGCTGAAGATTTTGAATGAAAGCGCCACAAACTTCCCTTAAAAACTGGGGCGACCAGAAATGGCGCACCAAGTCGGGGAAGCCTTCGTCAAAAACGGGTGAGCGGTATCTCCCAGAAGCTGCGATCAAAAGTCTTAGCTCTGCGGAGTACGCCGCAACCACCCGTGCAAAGCGTGCGGGTAAGGCAGCAGGCAAACAATTTGTGGCTCAGCCTAAGAACATTGCAAAGAAAACAGCAGGGTTTAGATAATGGCCAATACATCTGGAACCGCAACCTTCAACCTTGATCTAAACGACCTCATTGAGGATGCGTTTGAGCGTTGCGGTAAAGAGTTGCGTACTGGTTATGAATTCAAGACGGCGCGCCGTAGCTTGAATATGCTGACCATTGAGTGGGCAAATCGGGGCATCAACCTGTGGACGATTGAGCAAGGCCAGATTGTTCTTAACACCAACCAGATTCAGTATGCTATTCCCAATGACACGATTGATATGCTGGACATGGTTACCCGCACTGGCACCGGCACCAATCAGTCTGATTTAAATCTTTCGCGTATTTCTGAGCCAACGTACATCACCATACCAAACAAGTATGCCTCGGGCCGTCCTGTTCAGGTCTGGGTAAATCGTCAAACCGGGCAGACAAACCTGACAACGGCTACCTTGGCGGCAACGATTACAGCTACTGACTCAACAATCACGGTTGCAAACCCGTCTGCATTGACTACGTCAGGTTTTATCAATATTGACACTGAAACCATTTCTTACCAAAACATTGTTGGCAATGAGTTGCAGTACTGTTTCCGTGGACAAAACAATACGACTGCTGCGGCTCATACTAGTGGTACGGCCATCTATAGTAACAACCTTTCGTCTTTAAATTTATACCCTTCACCGTCTGCGCCTGGGGATCAATACACATTGGTTTACTACCGTTTGCGCCGAATGCAAGATGCCGGCAACGGGGTAAATGTTCAGGACATTCCTTTCCGTCTTATTCCTTGCTTGGTGGCAGGAATGGCTTTTTATCTGTCTCAAAAACTGCCCGGCGCAGAAATTCGGATGGATTGGCTAAAGGCTGAATACGAACAACAGTGGATGTTGGCGGCACAGGAAGATAGAGATAAATCGGCAGATAGATACGTTCCAAGGAACATGTTCTATGCCTAATCAATTTGCTTCAGGCAAATATGCAATTTCTGAGTGTGATCGATGTGGTCAACGGTACAAGCTTAAAGAGCTTAGAAAACTGACCATCAAGACAAAGCAGGTTGCCATTAAGGTTTGTCCTGAGTGCTGGGAAGAGGATCAACCACAGCTTCAGATTGGTATGTACCCGGTAAATGACCCGCAAGCTGTGCGGGACCCTCGGCCAGATGTAAGTTACATCTTGTCAGGTACAAATAGCTCGGGAACGCCAGAGGGTGGCAGTAGAATATTCCAATGGGGTTGGTACCCTATTGGTGGTTCACGAGCAAATGATGCTGGTTTAACACCAAATAACTTGGTTTTAGGCGTGCAATTAGGTACAGTCACGGTAGCAACAACATAAGGAGTTGAAGATGGACAAGAAACAAGTCAAGGCTATTGCCGACACTGAAGCCAAAAAGGCCGTCAAAGGCCATGAAGGCCGTATGCACGCCAAAGGCATGAAAAAGGGTGGCCCTACCAGTTTGGATCGTAAGAAGTTTGGCCGGGGTATGTCTCGTGCAATGAATCAACGTGGAGGCTAACATGGGCAAATTTAGCAAAAAAATGATGGGCAAAGAAGTTGGTGATGCTGCCACTTATGCCGTGCCCCACGATATGTCTGGCAACGTTTTAAAAATGTCAAAGCGTGTAGATCCAAACACTTTGAGCGCAGATCAAGTTACGCCATCAAGTGGTAGTGGTCGCGTGAGCGCAGGTAATCCAGCCCGCGATGATGTCAAAACTAGCGGTATTAAAATGCGTGGCACTGGTGCGGCTACCAAAGGCGTGATGTCTAGAGGGCCGATGGGATGAATTACACCGAGTTGTACAACACAATTCAGTCGTACACCGAGAATCAGTTTCCGGCTGTGTACCTTGCGAGTTCAAGTACTGTGTCTACAACGACACAAATCAATACTTTTATCACGCAGGCTGAACAACGTATATACAACTCGGTTCAGTTCCCTTTTCTGCGTAAAAATGTTACAGCGGTAACAACTGTAAACAACAAGTATTTGGCGTGTCCTACAGACTTTCTTTCGACGTTTTCGTTGGCTGTGATTGACGCAACAGGTGCATACGAGTACCTACTGAACAAAGATGTGAACTTCATCCGTCAGGCGTATCCGCTACCAACTTACACCGCCATTCCTAAATACTACGCTTTGTTTGGTCCAACGACTACAAGCGGCCCTTCCCCAACAATTACCAATGAGTTGTCGTTCATTCTTGGCCCCACGCCAGATACTGGATACGCGGTTGAGTTGCACTACTACTATTACCCTGAGTCCATCACCACAGTGGCTTCTGGCCAAACATGGTTGGGCGACAACTTTGACACTGTGCTGTTGTATGGGTCTTTGGTTGAAGCCTACACCTTTATGAAGGGTGAAGTAGACATCATCACCGGGTACAACCAGAAGTACATGGAAGCTCTTGCATTGGCCCAACGTCTGGGTGATGGCTTGGAGCGTAGTGATGCTTACCGTAGTGGGCAGTATCGGCAAGCGCCGTTACCGCAAAATAGTGGGGTGCGTTGATGGCATTCACAGGTAACTTCAGTTGCAACACTCTTCGATCAGGGCTGGCAAGTGGGTCGTTTAACTTCTCAACAGATGTTTTTCGTCTGGCGCTGTACACCAACGCTGCCACACTTGACCAGACCACCACAGCATATACCGCTACTGGAGAAGCAACGGGGGGCAACTATGCTGCTACAGGTCTGGTGGTAACAGCTACGGTTGGCACTGAACTGGTTTCTTCTGGAAGTATTGTGTTCATCAACTTCTCGTCCCCTGCTTGGACGGGGGTTATCACTGCTAGGGGTGCGTTAATCTACAAGGCCGGGGCCAACGGCGCTGTATGCGTTTTGGATTTTGGCAACGACAAGACATCCAGTGCAACTTTCACCGTGACGATGCCTGCGAACACCAGCACATCGGCACTCATTCGACTTGCTTAAGGAACAACCATGCTAGTAACCACAACCAAAGGCGACATGGACGATTCTTTGCTTGAAAAGCGGGAAGGAACCGTGGACAATGACAACGAATTAACCACCTGGGTTGAGTATTGGTTGGAGGGCGAACTTGTACATCGTTCTGCCCATGTCCAGTTGAAGAAAATGCCGGTTTTTGCCGGTGCTGAAGCCGCATCAATAGGTTAAAGGAAACATCATGGCAAACACACAATCAATGACCACTTCATTTATGGGTGAGTTGCTGACAGCAACACACAACTTTGGCACTGCTCCCACACGGGGCACTAGCGCTACTGACACGTTTAAAGCGGCGCTGTATCTAACTTCAGCCACCTACGATGCCGCAACTACGGCATATTCCGCTACTGGGGAAGTGTCAGGTACTGGGTATACAGCGGGTGGAGTAACAGTAA